CCCGCCATATTATTAGCTGTTCTTTTAGCTCCAGATATAGCAGCCCCTTGTTTCATACTGGGAGTTGTTGTTTTAGGTTTGTATGCGGTTCGACCTAACCCAGCGCCTGTAGGTTTATCTTTACCATCAAGAAGACCCGCTGCACTCGCAAAAGCTTTAACAAATTTCATATCTTTTTCGTCTAACAAATCGTCTAGACCAAGATACTCTTGAATCATTTTAAATACAGACCGCTCATCAGGCGCACCTCTTGCTCTGAAAAACTCATCTCTAGAAAGAACTTCACCTTCTTCAGCGAAGGCTCTAGGATCGCCGCCTCTATAACCTGTTATGGGTATGTTATATCCAAAATCATCTTCTTCAGCGAACCTTTGTTCTGCTATCTGTTCAGCCCTGTAAGGATCATAACCAAGAGCGGTATCACCTAAATTCATAAAACTAGAAGGTTCTGATCCAAAGCCGTAATCCATCGCGGAACTGCTATAGAAATCATCGTATTCAAATCTGTAAGGATCATCACTCGCATAAAATGATTCTATACTGTCGTAAACACCTACCATGTCTAAGCTCCTAACACGCCAAAGACGCCTTTAATAACTGTGCTACCAAGAGAACTAAAAAACTGGTTCTCTCTGTCTATCTCATATTGTTCTGCATTAAAATCTTGTGTCTGGGATAAGATGGCTGCGTTGTGCGCTCTTTGTGCAGCGTTCTCTGAGATTTGCACCATCCAGCTAGCCTCGTCTCTGTACCTCTGCCAAAGCTTGTCCAGATTAGCCTGTGTAGTTCCTAGTAGATTAAGAGCATTTTGTTGGTTAGCAGAGTTTTGCCCAGCAGTGTTTGCTGTATTTACATTTCTGCGCCACACGGCGTTAGACTGCGAGATTAGATTTTCATTGGTAATATTAAATCGTTCTCGCGCATCATTGATCTTTGCAAAGTATCTTTTAGAGGCATTTTTTTGGTCAGTGTTGAACTGCTCCATAGCTGCCATACGGCTAGAGTTAGCGTTAGCCACCTGCGTTTCTAGCTCAGTGAAGAACTGGTCTACCTGTAGCTGAGACTTTGCGTTAAACTGTCTAGCTGCGTTTTCCTGTGCCTGATCAGTAAACAGCTTCTGAAACTTAGACTGCAGATCAATCGTTTTTAGCTGTTGTTCATTGCTTAGGTTCTGCGTATCCATCTGCAGAAAAGAACGAGCATTGTTTACAGCGGCTTGCATAGCTGAACTAAGGTTAGCCCTGTCCATTGCAGCATACGTAGCTGCGTTCTGCAGAGTAGCTTGCTGTTGGTTGTTGAGGTTCTGTAGCTGAATGGTGGCATACTTGTTTGCGTCTTGCTGTGCAATCGGTATACCTGACTCCATGATCGCTTGGCTAATGGCTGCAGCGGCCATAGAGGACCGTCCTAGCCCTCTCTGTGCCATCATGCCGCCTACCTGCCTGACTGCGGGTGCTGCCCATGCAGGAGGCGGTTTACCCTCTTCAAACGACTTGAAGAGTTCACCCATCTGGAACTTGAGCGTAGCCCTCTCGTCTAGCTCTGCAGTTGCTCCCTGTGCGATTGACTCCTCAGATACCGCACCCTCAATGTCACCTATGACAGACTGTGCAGATACCTGACCTTGGGCTGCAGCAAACTCTGGAGTGTCTTCAGATACAAACGATTGATACGTAGCTGCCGCTGTACGTGGAGGTGTGGGTAGCTCTAGTCCCGTCTTAGAAGCCTCTACACTCTGCTCTTCCACAGGCTGTGCAAGGGGAGTTGTAGGAAACAACTCATCCTGTTGTACCTCTTGAGCTTGAAATGTAACTTCAGTACCCGGAATGAGAGAGGGTGCTGGATCGTCTTTTACACCAGACTGTTCAGTAACCTCACCAATAATCTCCTCCTGAACAGGAGTGGGCGTAAATTGATCTGCAGCTACATTTTCTGTAGTTACTTCTGTTTCCTCTGCCATGTTTTATTCCTTGTTTGTGAACAAATCCTCGGCCTGTTCTTTATTTTCGTACTCAGCTAGCTTCTCACTAACAGCGACTAATTTTGCTTCTAGCTCTGCACATTTAGTCATTGCAACATCCCGCTGACGTACCAGCACCTTCATTAGATTTTCTGTAATGTTAATTTCCATCTCGCTTGTTTTTCCTTTCTTTAATCATGGCCCAAAGTCTAAAGGCTAAAAGCACAGAGCCACCAACTAACATAAATAGTTGAAGGCCCTGCTCCACCCATTGCAACCAAAGCGGCGTGGATACTAAGCTAGTAGCTATTACAGTATCAGTAGCATTTTTTAGTCCATCAGGTGATCTTAGGTCCATAGTATTATACCTTATTTGAAAGAAAAAGTCAAGATTTTTGTTTGTTTAGTTGTTGTTTTATAAAGTCAATCTCTGCTCTTATACGTTCTATTTCTCTGGTCTTGCGCTCCACTGTTTCAGGACTCATCATTCCAACAAGAACATTTACTCTGTTTCCTAACGTATCCACTGCAGTATCCAATTTGTTTACTCTAACATCTAGATTACGAATGCGAGTCTCTGCATCCTCTAGATGATCCATCATATTTTTTATTTGGTTTTTAGCTATTGCTGCCGCAGAGACAACCGATACGAGCATACCTCCTATTGTTACAAGAAGAGATATATCCATTTAAAAATTGTAACCTCCCTTACGTAACTGTTCTAACCACCAAATCGGATTGTTTCTATAAAAATAAATATCTCCATTTACTTTTTCATCCTTATTCGCGTCTGGCCTCCATCGCCCTGCACAAGATTTTTCAGCCACCCACTGATCAAACTCCGCTCCGGTGCCACTATAATTTTCATAAGCATCCCACATGCCACATCTCCAGCATGTTTTAAGGGATTCTTTGTTCTTTGACACATGCCAGCAGTCATCTTCTTTACCACAAGGATAACTTTCTCCCTTTGATACTATTTCTCTTAAACCATCAGGTAACGCTTCATACTGCTCAAACCTGCCAGACAGATTTTCTAAAAAAGTTCCTGTATCAGTTTTTGATGGGAAAGGATCAATGGCTAAAACATCAAGCTCTATGTCTGAAGTGCTGCAGAAAAAAAGTTTGCCTGTGTAGCTTGTTGATGAATGTTCTTTAATGTCCCATAGCCTATCTGTAGCTGTATTCTCAAGACTGTAGCCCGTAACCGTAGCATCACAATCATTATCTTTTGCTACAGATGTCACTTTATTTCGTCTGTTGAGAAGAATACTAATATTTCCTTTAGAATTTTCTTTAGTCCCTATCTCTCTAGTGGGCATATTTTCTTCAGCTATAGGTTCAATGGACACTGGAGAAACCCATGTAAAATCTCTCACATTGTCCTTTAACCAATCCTTAACTGCAACAGCATGCTCCTCTTCCGCTTGAATCATATCATCAGGTAAGTATTGTTCTCTAAAAAATGTGGACACAACTTCATGGCTCGTTTGCGATAACCACCGCCATGCTGCGTATGCAGAGTTAATTCCTCCGCTAATTGGAATAAATACTTTCATTTGTACTCCTACCCAACCGTGCCGTTAATTGTTCCTGAACTATTTACAGTAACTGTTCTACTATTTTTTCTTATAGCATATCCTGCTGCACCTCCGGGGCCTCCTGATCCTGCACCTGTAACTACTGGACAACTGCCCGGTGCGCCACTACCGCTACCGCCACCAGAACCTGCTGCACCAAAACCTCCTGCAGAACCTGTAGAACCTGTACCACCTTGTGTATTAGGAGCAGCACCACAGACGGGATCATTCTTAATGCCGTCATAGCCAAGCCCTTGTCTTATTTGGCCTAAACCGCCACCACCGCCGCCGCCACCGCCGCCACGAACTTTACCACTACTAGATATATTAACGATACCAGTTCCTGTATAAGGCGTACTAGACTCCCAATATATAGCGTCACCACCTGTACCACCAGCAGATCCCGGTCTTCCCGCGCTTCCATTGGAGCCTGTAAAACCATCTACGTTTCCATCTACATTGATAGTGAGAGGAGATGCAGCATTAATAGCTCCTGTTCGCATAGCGTAAGTACCGCTGCCGCTAACAGTTACTCCAGAAGCAACATTTACTACAATTGACTGACCTGAAGGAGCATCATATCCTGCAGCATTTGCTGCCGTAAGCACATTATAGTTTGATGTATTAGAACTAATATTTAATACTAATGGTGATTTGCCACCACCAGAACCAAAGCCTAATATAGCGTAACCAAAACTCATAATCTACTCCAAGTTAAGCGTCGTTAGCTGCATCAGTTGTAAAGAATAATTTTATACCAATTAGCCGTGCGTCCTCTGCCATGTCATCGTTAGCGTCAGAAACATCTCTAAATATTCTAAAGAAGCACATATCTCCAGCGGCAGGGGTTCCCGCAATTGTTATTGCGCTACTCTCTGCAGTTACACAAAGGTCTTCTGCAGCGCCCAGAGCATCATCAGTCACAACCACTGCCGTGCCATATGCAACGTCAATAGTGTCATTATCAGAGACTGCCACGCCCTGTAGGCCCCAAGCAACACCGTCCGTATCTGTTGCAGCGGTTGTCCAAAAAGCTTGAAAAGTAACTGTGCCTTCGTTCCAACTTTTAGGGAACGCAACTTGAAATTGAGCGTGTTCGTCTGATGACGCATCAAAGTCCAAGACATTCATATCTGGGCGACCAGAGGTTGTTTCCACCGTTTCAATTGAAGCGCAGCCATTTGATGCTGTTGGTAGCATAGCCGCTGCAGGAACAAAGATGGTTTCTTTACCTGCTGTTTTAATAGCTGCACTTGAAACCGTAGGAGCTTGTGTAAAGTTAACCACACCATTGGAAGCAATCGCAATCGCATCTGTGTCTGATGCAGAACCAATAGTGCCAGCATCTTTAATAACAATATCATCTTTGAAGGTAACGATACCCGCAGAAGATATAGTCATTGCGTCGGTTGCAGATGCAGAGCCAACCGTTCCATCATCAGGAACAGTGAGACTAGTTCCTGTAAGTGCCAGTGTTCCGGCGCTAGAGGGCAGAGTCACTGTAACATCCGAAGTAGACGCAGGTCCAATGAGAGTGACAGCGTTTGTGCCGTTGTCACTGTCTTCAAAAAACTTTACAAAGCCAGCACTGGTTGCGCCATTTTTAATATCGGCACCCGCACTGATTACGGGAGTTGTCAGTGTTTTATTTGTTAGTGTGTCTGTTGACACTAGAGATACTAAAGTTGAGCTAGAACCTGCAGGTAGAGTTAAGGTGTTCGTTACTCCTGCAGAGTGAGGCTGGGCTATGACAATCTGACCGTGGCTGTTGTTTTCACAGTTAAACTGTATAGCACCAGAATTAGTGTTGCCTCGTACTGTAAGATGCCCTGTACCTTTTGCCTCTAACTCAAGGTCAATGTTTGAGTCGTCACCAGTTGCAGACAGCTTCGGTGCATTGCCTGTAGCTGCGTTAGTAACGTCAAACTGATTGACCGCAGAAGAAGTGGTCTGAAAAATAATTTGCTCATTGCTATTTTCATCTGCGATAAAGTGTGCATCGTCAATGAGAATGTTATGAGAATTAGTGTCTAGGTTAGCGCCCAGTTGTGGCGAAGTATCTTCAACAACATTACTTATGCCTGATGATGTAGCAAGACCAGCAACAAGAGTAGATTTTGTAATTTTCTTTAGGCCACCTCCAGACGTATCAACAGCAAGCAGAACATCATCGTTTGCCACGGTTGATATCTCAGACAGAGAACCTACAGCAACAGAGTTAAAGTTTGTACCGTCTGCAATAAGTAGATTGCCTGAAGTGTTTGTTCCCATCGTGATATCATCACCAGTGACGGTTAGATCACCAGAAATGACAAGGTTGCCTGAAGAGTCTAGTGTAAGGGCGGTGCTAGTTCCTATGGCACTGGTGCCAATCTTAAACTTGTCACTGTCTCCATCATCTATACCCATTGTAAATGTCTGTGTGCCAGACAGTGCAAACGATAAGAAGGGATCGCCATCAGTTGCTGTGTTATTTATGATTAGCCCTGTAGTGCCTCCTGCACCGCCAAGAGTTAGGCTAGTGTCCGCTGCGTGAGTAAGAGTGATATCGTTATCGGAACCAAAGCCAAGAACTGCACTATCGCTATCTAGCTTGAGATCGTTGCTGACTGTGACTGCAGTAGAGGCGTTCATATCAATTGTTGCTTCGCCGTCAATACGCAGAACACCGTCAGAGCTTTGCTGAATAAAGCTTGCAGTATCTCCAAACTGTATCTTCTCTGTGGTGGTTAGCAGAATGTCATCAGAGAACTGAAAGTAATCCTCATCTTCCATCCAAGTTAGTACACCATCCGATGTATTTGCATTAAATGTTATGGCTATATCTGTATCAGCACCCGTACCAAAAGTAATGGTGTTACTAAGAAGTTTCTCAATAGCCCCGCCTTCTCCATCGGTGCCGTCATGCTGATGGCCCCCTGTCTCAAAGGCTGCGTCAATCGCGTTAAACTCTGTAGTAAAATCGGAAGCCTGAATGGTTTCTCCATCTACAAAGTTAGTGGGATCAGTTTTTGTATATCCTGTACCCATTACATTCTACCTCCCGGTGTAAATTCTAGTGAAAAGCCTTTTATTGTGTATGTTGGATTTGTGCTGCTATCGTCAAATCTTAAAGCAACAGCAAAGCCAGAACCTTCTACTGATTGTCTATACAAAGGCGTATAGGCTTCAGTGCCATACTCTGCAGTTCCGTATGTAGTTGCGCCGTAAAAAGCTGCACCCTGTGGGTTTGCAAGATCATACGCTGCAGGAGTGGCTGCGGTTATATCGCCGTAGTCATATACCAAACTCATATCCACGTCTGTTACAATGCCTGTTGGATCGTAGTTTAGAATTATTCTTTGCATATTTTTTCTTATGCCAACGTCACCCATGTTGTAGTCTGTAGTCTGATACCTGCACACTATAGCGGTTCCATCAAAGTCTACACCGCTCTCTTGTTGAAATACGTAACCGCTATCAAAACCACCATGCAGCACTCTTTCTACATTGTTTATCTCACCAAAAGCAGCGCAAGCAGGTTTTATACCCTTTATATCAGCGTATTCCCAAGCCACTTGTCCAGTGGTCAAGCTTCGCTTTAGAACAGCAGCTAGACCTAAAGATACCGCTGCAGTGTCACCGGACGTTGGATAAAAAAGTCTGTACTGAGACTTTGACTTAATAACCAGCGAAGAAATATTTGTTAGCTGGTTTGCTGATAAGCCGTTAAGCCTTGCCTGAACCTGCTTAGATATCGTGCCAAGTTCTGTATCGCCAATCTTTTCAGTACCAGCAACAGTTCTAAGCCCGTCAGGTGCAAGGTAGATAAGATCACCCCCTATTTCCTGTATGCTAAATCTAGATAGACAACCTATATTTCTTGCGACAGGCTGCAGAACAAAGTCCGAAACGCTGGAGCCTGCCAGCCTAAATATACTGTCTTTACAAAATATAACCAAAGTTTCACGAAACTGTTTCATACCAACAATTTCATCGCCTACAGATATCTGTCCTGCGCCAGACGCTGCACTAAAATCATTCTCGCTATACGGGGCGGTAAACTGAATTATCTGGCGATTGTTTGTCATGCCAGAAAAAAACAGGTGATTTTTATGCTCGACTACAACTTCCGGTGCTGTTGGTTTAGTCCCTGCACCTGAACCTGCACCACCAGTTAAAGCTGTATAGGTGCTACCATCAAAGATAGCTGCATCATTAACTCCATCTGCCATCGCAATCTTTTCAGTGCCTGTCCAGTTATACACTGAAAAAGTATATCTCTCCGCGCTGGTGCGATTAGTCACAAAATTTGTCCATCCAGAGCCAGAACTGGTCGCTACGTTAGCTCCCCTAGCAGCAACCACCTTGTTTTGAAAGACAGCTATACCCAACACTCCACCAGAGCCTGACAACTGATTACTATCAAACTTTGTAAAACCTTTTAATTTAGAGTATCCACCCTCAACAGCAGGTTCATAGTTTTGTAGAGTAGTGGCCTCTCCCGGCTGCATAACAAAAATGCTTTTGTCGAGAACAAGACCACCGTCACAGTTTACAGGTAAAGCTTGCACTGGCATTAGACGGCTCTCATGTAATCTTTTTGGTTCGTTAGCTCAGTACGCATTCTACGCACACCATTTTCGTAATCGCGAAATGCAAACTGTGCAGCTTGGTCGTTACCACGCAGTATGTGAACAAAGTATTTTACACGCGCTACAATTACATCATGATAGCGTGCTGGTATCTTTGGCTTGTCCGTAAATATACTTAGTTCTGGGGATGAGTCATAAAAGTCAAACTCAACATCATATTGTGTATTTTCAGGTATGGGCGTGATACCAAAAGCGTTGTCGTTTTTGACACGATACACGCACTGAGGAGTAGTGAACCCATCATCGGGTGAGTTAAGGGCTAAGAACTCATTCTCTCTGTATGAGGTATGATAGCGACCTCTACCCTCATGATATTCATCAATTGATTTATACTCTAAAGTTTTTGCAGACGCATCGTCCTCAAACATCTCAATAAAGTCTATGTCCAAGTTTGTTGATGCAGTGTTACTAAGGCTAATAAAAGTTTGCTGCGTTGATGCAGTAAATGTAGCTGTCTTTATTTCGCCGTTACCCACCGTGTCTATGGTAAACGTGGTTGACAGGTCAGAGTCCTTGTCACTGCTAGAGCCTGCAAACACGTTTAGTGTCTCTGACGTTGATGAGATAGTGCCAGACGCAATCCTTGCAGTAATTCTGTACACTCTGTTTTCAACGGTGGGTAGTGCTTGGTCTACACAACCAGCGTTCAAACGCAAAACACCCGCCGCGTAGGTTCTGCCACTCACAGAGTTGCTAAGTGCGGGGGTGCCAGATGTGCTTGTTCCTGCAGGGTCAGAGCTTCTGCTGTCCCAGTACGATCCTAGAGTAAAAGTTTTATCAAAGTTGCCTTGCCTAATCAGGTTTTGTGGGCGTAAAAAGAATGTATCGTAGTCCACATCAGTGCAAAAAGTTATGTCTCCTGACGTAGCGGTAAAGGTAGAGGATACACCTGTAAGAGTTTCTGCAGACTGAAACGTGCCTTCAATAGGTTCAATAAGCATAAACTGCTCATCAGCGTGACCGCCGTGCGGTGGCACTCTACGTAGAATACCTTTTGCAGATGAGGTGCCGCCTGTGATCATTTCGTTAGGAGTAAATCCGCCACCAACGCTGGACACCTCTACTTTTATAGGATAGGTGTAGGTGCCTCTGCCACCAAACAAAGTATAGTTGGCGCTAAGAAAGTTCCAAGGCCACTGTATGTATTCAGCCTCGATATCTCGTATAGCTCTGTTTATGTCTTTTTTAACTGTTGTCTGTACACCCCGTGTTCCAGACAGACCAGCAGCAGTCTCTGCAATCGTAGTCTCATTAAGGTCTAGTAGCACAGCGTTTATAAGTTCTACATAATTCATGGCTTGCCTAACTTATGCTTGGTTAGCTAAGAAAAGTTCGTCTATCGTCAGCACTGCTTCTATTCGATCAGCGGTTCCTGCAGTTAACTTGATAGCATCACCTTCATTAAGATTTAGTTCTAGCAACAAAAGCAAATGATCATTTGCTGCTATGCTTTTACTGCCTAGCAGTTTAAAAGTTGCACTGGCACTTGCATCAGTAAACTCTAATGTTACAGGCGTAGCGTTGCCTGAAGTTTCACAAATCTGTATAGTTTTTAAAACAGCATCATGACCTGCAGGAACAGTGTACACAGTTGTTTGATTAGTGCTGTCAAGAGCAACTGCCGCGTTACGAAGTCGTACTGCTCTGGCTAGTGTTGAGGTCACAGAGGCATTCCTTTAGGTTTATTTATAATAGGTTTAAAATCTGTACCTATGGACGCTACACATTCTACTTCTGGATTTATATCGGCTACACCCATCATTGTGTAAGACCCAGTTTTTGGATTTATGTACACAGTAAAAGTAACCCTGTATTGAGTATCTCTAAGTGAAAAAGCAGGGTATTCTCCATGTTTTGCAGCTTGAGTTGAAATTGAGCCAACTGGAAAGCACAGGTTGTTAATTTGCTGTGCTTGACTAAAAGTTGGTATTAGAAATAAAACTGCTGCTGCTAAAAGAGACTTCATCTACATTCCCCAAGCCTTCTTTAAGTATGTCTGAACCAGTGTTGATTTTGTAAACATGTCTTTTTGAGCTTTCATCAGATACGCATTTACTTCATACACGTTCTGAAGAATAAACGACTGTTCATACGACACATTAGAAGACATCCATCCAATTATGTTCTGCCTAAACCCCTTAGTAACTTTCTCCACACCGTGCGGGTAGATGATAGGAAAGATCACAGCTTCACCTGCGTTTAGTTTTTTACCTATTCTTCCTACCGGCGTGGCTAAAGTAAATTCTCCCCCTTCGTAGTCATCCGTTAGATTTATGCTCCAGCCGTAGTCAAAAAATACATTGTTTGATTTTGGCTGCGCTTTGAAAGCGTCTACGTGCAAGTCGTAGTAATCACCTTCAAGGTATTTGTTATAAAAATTTACTGATACTCTGGTAGGACAATACACGCTGTCTATGTAGTGTGTATCGTACAGCTTATCCGTAATTAGCTTCCTTACCTCGTCTGGGACACTCTTAGATTCTTTGTTACTTTTTATGTCCTCTAGATCAGGAGCAGTATCTTCCCCATTCTTAAACGTGTTCTGGTCAATCTTGTCCAG